CGTTTAGAGCGTCTAAACGATGATTTAGACCGCATGCGTGAGTCGATTTATCACTCCGAGAAGACGGGCTCAGATGCCTTTTACAGCGACTTGATGAAAGACAGCTACTACAAGGCTACTTTTGACCTACAACAGCAAACGGGGCTAGCTTATAGTTTCTCTAATCTCCCTGAAACTGAAATCAAGCGTCTAAAGGCTCTTAAATGGACAGGAGAGGGCTATTCGGATAGGATATGGGAAAATACAGGGGCGCTCGCTTCAACTGTAAAAGACGAGCTCCTGATAAGTCTTATGGCTGGCCGAAGCGTAAGAGATACATCTCAAGCAATAGCTGAACGTTTTGAGGTTGGGCAGAATAAAGCTAGGCGCTTGGTTCGTACTGAGTCAGCATTTTTTCATAATCAAATGGAACTGCTCAGCTATGAAGATGCTGAAATCACCAAGTACAAATTTGTGGCAGTATTGGACAAGCGCACGTCACACATTTGCCAAGAGCATGATAACAAGGTCTATGATACGGACAAGGCTGTTCCTGGGGTGAACTATCCACCTCTACATCCATGGTGCAGGTCTACGACTATCGCACATGATGAGGACATCGATTACAGCAAGCTAGAGCGACGAGCGAGAAATCCCAAGACTGGCAAAGTCGAATATGTGCCTGCTGATATGTCTTATAACGATTGGTATAGTGAATATGTTGCAAAACCACGAGAGCGTGAGTTGAGTGGAGGGAAATTCGGGGCGAACTTAGATTATGTCCGAAGCGATGAATTTGTTGATAAATTAAAAAATCATCCAAAAACTTCGAATTTATCCGAATCTATTGCAAGGGTTTCAAGGCAGATACTGCAGCATAGAAACGGAACACAGTATGAAGACTACTATTTGCTTGATGCAGAGACAGGAAGAGTTGTTGCTTTAAGCAATAAAGCTAGAAAAATAAAAGGTGTAGTTTATAACAACCAAGTGAGAAAAGCTTTTAAAGAAAGCTCTGAACAAAGCCTTGTTTCAATTCACAATCATCCGTCAGGGTATCCACCATCGCTTAGCGACTTTGCATCGTT